CTGGTCAAACATTACAAAGACAACGAAGGCAACGAGTTCCTGGTCTACGAAGATCAAAACAACCAGGTCATGCTAACAGAAAGATTGGAGGACTAACACATGAAATACGAACTACACCAAATACACTTGTCAGACGCAGAAATCGACAAGGTAAATGCTGAAGGTCATAACAGTGTTGATAAAAATAAATTACACATTGACATGACTGTGCGTAGAAACCAGATAGAGCTTCTAGCCAAGGAAGCCTGGGAAAAAGGTTACTACACTCATGTATCTAACATCGAAACAGACCAAGGTCTGGATGGTGTTTTCCAGATTGGCAACATCGGCTCTGAGGAACACATCGAGAGATTAGCTCCGATGTATTCTACTTCTGTCGGTGATATTATAATCGACAACAAAGGTAAAAAATTTGTTGTAGCAAGTTTAGGTTTTAAGGAGGTAGCATAATGTTTAACGAAAAATTCTGGACTAAGACAATAGCCATATCAAACTACCAGGTAATGAAATCTGCAGCTGGTTACTACATCGGCAGATCTTCTGTCGAGGAAACTTCTAGCGGTGATAGATACCCAGCTCCCTACGACAGAGCTTCTGGTTACTATGCAACAGAAGAAGCAGCCAAAAAAGATTTACCAAAATACAAGGAGGTACAATAATGGGATACAAACCTATAACAAGTAAAGATCCACACAGCAAATATCTTAAAGATTTATTTAAAAGAAAATTTGCTTCAACAAGTATTAGATCTTTAAAGTACGATCACGAAACAGATACATATTCAGCTAAAGTTTTTTTTGACTGGGATGGATCAAGATACAAAACTTACAGTTATGCTAAGATTGAAGGCAAGTTTGCCAGACAATATTACAAAGACAACATAGCAGATGGCTTCTTCAGTATCCATGCTTAACGAGATCTTAACATTAACTGTTCACCTGGGGATGGCTGCGGTCATCCTCTGGTTAGTCTATGAATTTTTTGGAGATAAATCTTGAAGAAAAAATTTGTAAGTAAAGAACACAAGAATTTTCCTGGATGGTTTTCTTGGTGTAAATATTCTAACGGAAGAACTCATTACATGAATGAAAAATTTCCACATATACAATTAGTACAACAAAGAGTACCAGGTGTATTATATCCATACTCATTTATGGTAGGACACTTAACAAAAAATAAAAAACAATTTGTTGGATATCCTACTTCAATGTATGGCGGCATAGCTGCTATGGCACACACAGACTACGCAGCAAAAAAAATAACAGAAAGGTATTTAAACAAATGATTGATGTCGGTAAAGAGCTAGAGAGCTATCGAGCCTGGTTTGATAAGGTAGATCCAGCAGCTCCCTTAGGTTACAAAAAACATTTAATTTCTGCATACATGACTGGAGAGTCACCCTTTTGTAAAAGTCAAGAGCAATACGAAGATAAGAAAAAACTAGGCGGACTTTTAGCAGATCTATATCTAATGGGTATTATCTGGACTCAACACTTTGATGAAGCTGCTTGTGGTAACCTGGATAGATACCTTACCAAAGGTAAGTACAAAACAATTTGACATGATAGCAGTTACAGCTATATTGGGATAAAATATGGATCAAATATCATATGTTGCGGATTACTGGTTAAAACATGGACTAGACCATTTATCACCGACACAAAAGAATAAACCATTGTGTGCCTGGTGGTATGAATATGTTTACAAAGACCAGGAATGGAGAAGAAAAAAGAAACCCAGTGCAAAAATGAAGGCGGGTATATCTGCACAAATAGGCTGGGATAATTATGTTTTAAAAGATACATCAGAAGATCAGTCTGTAGATCTAGCAATAAAAGATTATCAAAAACAAAAAGGTTTTTTTATTGATGATGAAAAAGAAATGAAACAGTGGGAAGTAAACCTGGAAGCAATACCAGCTGTTGTAAAAAATTATATCCAGGCATTAAAAGATCTTGATAT